TGGCAATATGAAAGAGATCGTAGACCAGGACGCAGGAAACCTTCTAAATAATATCAGTTTAACTATAGGAGGTTGGTTTCCATATAAACACTTTTACCTAAGGAGGAAACCATGCTAATCGCACTAGCAGTTCTTGTTACCATCGGTGCATTCTTTCTGGGAATCACTGTATCATGGTTGGCAAAAGGATACGTTGAAGATTTTATCGAAAACGCTGCCTATGCCAAGTCTGTGACACACCCTGAGATGCTTGATGAAGACGGTAACATTCTACATGATGAACTTATCTACGTCAGACCAACATCACCTTGGGACATCCAAGATCTTGACGATGACGAAGACGATTGATTTCATTATACTAAAATCATTATGGCAACACGAAACATGGATAACAGCAACCCTAGGTTGCTGATCAGTGAGGTACTGAGAAAAGTATCTAACGCAAAAACAAAAAAGGAGAAAATAGAGATTCTCCATAAGCATAATAGTCAGGCACTCAGGTCAATCTTGATCTGGAACTTCGACGAGAGCGTGGTCTCCATGCTCCCAGAAGGTGATGTACCATACACACCTAACGATGCACCTGTAGGAACTGATCACACTCGCTTAGAGCAAGAGTACAAGGGTCTTTATAGGTTCGTCAAGGGTGGTGCTGATAAACTACCCAGTCTGAAAAGAGAATCTCTATTTGTCCAACTATTAGAAGGACTCTCTGCTGAAGAGGCAGAACTTATTTGTCTTGTAAAAGATAAGAAGTTGAGTTCCAAGTACAAACGCATTACTAAAGCAGTGATCCAAGAAGCATTTGATCAAATCGAGTGGGGGCAAAGAAGTTGAAAGTTCTTCATGAGAACTGTGACAAAGAAAAGGCAAACGATACTTCGTTGCCTTATACTGCCTACCTTGTAACCTATAAGGTAGATGGTAAAGAACGTTATGACATTTCTATTTGCCAGAAGGCAGTAGAACTATTTGATTATTATTATGACCTCTACAAGAAAGACTTTGTAACCTTTACTCAGACAAAAGGTAACGTAAACCCTAAACTGTGGCAAGATCCCACTGAAAAGAAAACCGCTAAGAAAAAGAAAACCAGATGAATGTTAGTTTGATTTCGGTCACTCCCGATGCGGAGAAGACTATTGGTTATGTAGCACGAGTAAGCAATCCAAAGAATCAGGATAACCCTAAGGTATCAGGGTTACTGAAGTACTGTATTAAGCATGGTCACTGGAGTGTTTTTGAACAAGCGTTCATGACTCTAGAAATTTTTACGACGAGAGCAATCGCTGCCCAAATTTTGAGGCACCGTTCTTTCACATACCAAGAGTTTTCACAACGCTATGCAGACAGTACTCTTCTCGGTGGAGTAGCATTACCGAAACTCAGACGACAGGACGATAAGAATCGTCAGAACAGCATTGATGATGTTGATCCTTTCTTAGTTCAAGAGTATGATATTAAGATGCGTAAGGTTATCGATAATGCCTTTGCACTTTATGAAGACATGCTCTCTCGCGGTATTGCCAAAGAGTGTGCTAGAATGATTCTACCTTTGTGTACACCTACCAGAATCTATATGTCAGGATCTCTTCGATCTTGGATGCACTACATAGAGTTACGATCTGGTCATGGTACACAACAGGAACACATGGACATCGCTAACGAATGTAAGCAGATCTTTGTGGAACAATTTCCTATTATTTCAGAAGCAATGGAGTGGAACTAATGCCTACTTACCCAGTAAAAAACAAAGAAACTGGAGAGACAAAGGAACTCTCCATGACAATGAAAGAGTATGATCAATGGCGAAAGGATAACCCAGACTGGGATAAAGACTGGTCTGCGGGTGTAGGTGGTCACATGTATGGCACACCTAAGATGGACGATGGTTTCAAAGAAGTCATGTCCAAAGTACAAAAAGCACATCCTAAAGCGAACTTGAGTCGATTCACCTAAATTATGGCAAGAGCAAGAAAAGGAACTAACGCTCCTAAAACTTTTCCTAACGGTATGTCTAAGAAGCATATGAAACGTAAGAAACCTATCGATTCATCATACATGGTTCCTGTTAAACCATTAACAGACAACCAGAAGACTGCCTTTGCACAGTACAATGAAGGTAAGAACCTTCTACTTCATGGTGCAGCAGGTACAGGTAAAACTTTTATTACCATGTATCTTGCTTTACAAGAAGTACTTGACGAATCTACACCTTATGATAAAATATACATTGTAAGGTCTTTAGTTCCTACTAGAGAGATCGGTTTCCTTCCTGGAGACCATGAAGATAAGAGTGCACTTTATCAGATTCCATACAAGAACATGGTTCGATACATGTTTAGTATGCCTGACGATAATTCATTTGAAATGCTTTATGACAACTTACGAGCGCAGGAAACTATTAGTTTCTGGTCTACAAGTTTTATTCGTGGTGTTACTCTTGATAACGCTATCGTTATTGTAGACGAGTTCTCCAACTTAAACTTTCATGAGTTGGATTCAATGATCACCAGAATTGGTGAAGACAGTAAGATTATGTTCTGTGGTGACATCACTCAGACTGACCTTACACGAGAGAATGATAGGTCTGGTATCTCAGACTTCATCAAGATCTTACAAGAGATGAAAGAGTTTGCATGTATCGAGTTTGATATCAATGATATTGTTCGCTCAGGTCTTGTTAAATCTTATCTCATTAGTAAATACAATCTTGGATTTTAATGTTTGACTTCGTTAAAGTAGACTTCAAAGAAATAGAAGTTGAACCTGTGAATGATAATGGCATTCGCTATTATAAAATACCTGATACTGATAAATACTTTCCAAGTGTAACCTCAATCACATCGTTTCAGAACGCTCAGTTCTTCAAAAAATGGAGAACCAAAATTGGTGAGGACGAGGCAAATCGTATCACTGCACGCGCAACACAGCGAGGCACAACCTTTCACAGTATTACCGAAGATTATATCCGAGGCAAACTAAACATCGATCAGTACATGGACAACAATCCATTGGCAGTTCGTATGTTTCAAACAGCAAAGTCTACACTAAACCGTATCTCAAACATACACTGTTTAGAGACTTTCCTATACTCTCACTATCTCGGACTGGCAGGACGTGTTGACTGCATTGCTGAGTTCGATGGCGAGTTAGCAGTGATCGATTTTAAAACTTCATCTAAAGAAAAGAAGGAAGATTGGATTGAACATTACTTTGTTCAAGAGACTGCATACGCAGCAATGTTCCTTGAAAGATCTGGAATCGAGGTAAAGAAAATTGTCACACTCATCGCCACTGAAGAGGGAACTATTCAAATATTTGAGAAGTACAATCTTGATGACTATTTACAGTTACTCAAAACCTACATCTCTGAGTTCGTCGCTTTCCATAATGGTTGATAAAGTACTATCACAAGATGGTAAGAAGAAGTCTGCCAAGTCCTCAACTGAGGATAAGTTTCTCACACCTACTAAGTTTTCTCAAGAGATTGAAAGACTGGTGAAGAGTAGCAGTGGTCTAATTACTTACATCGAAGCAGTAGTTACATACTGTCAGGAAAATGAAATCGAAATCGAGACGGTTCCAAAGTTATTATCCAAACCACTCAAGGAACGCTTGAGGCATGAGGCACAACGTCTCAACTACATGAAACAAACTTCTAAGGGAGTGTTACCACTGTGACAGGGTTTGAAGTTTACAAAACTTACCTAGCACTTAAACAACACTTCACAAAAAAAGATTACGACTACGAAAAGTATCGAGGTAAAGTTCGCGCTTCCGAACAATCTTTTGAGCAGCGACTGGATCGATACTTCTTTAAAAAACTAGCGGTGAAGTACAAAGATCATGAAGTCTTTGATTACTTCATCGCTAACTTTTTGGAAACACCCAGAGGTTACATCAAATCATTTAGTGTGGAGACCTACACACGATGGAAAATTGATCGAGAGTCTTTGACTTATAAATTTAAGGAAGACGTGAATGTTTTACTAGATGATCTTGATGCACCTTATGAACAATCTTTTGAAGACATCTTTAAAGCAAGTAAAGGTAATCATCCTCCACTGTTAAAGAGATACTATGCTAATGAAGTTTCATTAGATACACTAGTCATCTTTGAGAACTGTTTGGGGTACGTTGATAATCTTTCCAAGATATTAGTTGACCCTATCTGGGAAGATGCTAAAATGAAAATAACAAAATACAAACCTTTCTTACATGTAGACTGTAAGAAATACAAAGGAGTAATCCTAGACGTAATACAAAAAAAGCTATGAGTTTTTTCGAGTCCGAAGTCGTCCAAGAAAATCTTAATGATATCTTTAGGACATATCAACAAGTTGCCATGGTAACATCACAACTTGCTGAGATGAGCAAGAAGGAGAAACTTGATCACATCGATGGGTGTAAAGAACTCATTGAGAAGCAAAAGAACTTCTACTTCCGTCTCTCCCTTGCTGCTAAGGAAGATAAAGAGGCAGCAGAAATGAAGGAACGTATCCATGCTTTGACCAATGCATTCGGATTCAAGGACCTCATGGACTGCATGGACTCAATGGTTAAGACACTCGAACAAGCAGCACAACAGGAACTTGACAGACCCTAAATAGTATGCTACGATAACCAAGTAGTACACAGACCAAATCCAACTAATACGGAGAATACAATCTATGTCTTTCGCATCACTTAAGAAAGCATCTGCAACTGGTAACACACTTGCAAAACTTACACAGGAGATTGAAAAACTCAATCAACCTCAACAGAGTTCATCCAACGTAGACGATCGTCTTTGGAAACCAGAACTCGACAAATCTGGTAACGGTTATGCTGTTATCCGATTCCTACCTGCACCTGATGGTGAAGAGATTCCATTTGCAAAAGTGTGGAGTCATGCATTCAAAGGTCCTGGTGGGCAATGGTACATCGAAAACTCTTTGACTACTCTTGGTAAGCAAGATCCTGTCTCTGAGTATAATACAGAACTTTGGAACGCAGGTGGAGAAGGATCTCCACAACGTGCACAGGCACGAGCACAGAAGAGGAAACTCTCTTACTATTCAAACATCTACGTTGTCAGTGATCCCGCACATCCTGAGAACGAGGGTCGAGTTTTCCTTTATAAGTATGGGAAGAAGATCTTTGACAAACTTGTCGAAGCAATGCAACCTGCATTTGCAGACGAGCAACCTCTTGATCCTTTCAACTTCTGGGAAGGAGCGAACTTCAAGTTGAAGATTCGTAAGGTCGATGGTTACTGGAACTATGACAAGTCAGAGTTCGCAGCACCTGGTGCCCTTCTTGATGACGACAAAAAACTTGAGTCTCTTTGGAAGCAAGCATACTCTCTTGCTGACTTTGAAGCACCTAAAAACTTCAAGACCTATGAGAAACTCAAGGAGCGTTTGAACCTTGTGCTACAGTTGAATGCAGCACCTACTCCTGTTGATGAAAGTGAGGAGGAAGTTCTTCCTACTCCAAGTACTAACTGGGGTGCTGAAGTGTCTAACTTCCGTGAGAAAGCAGTTGCTTCTACTCCTGTAGACACTGAAGAAGACGCTCTATCCTACTTCTCTAAACTTGCTGAAGAAGAATGAAAACTGCACTCGCTGCCATTGTAATGGCAACATCGCTAACGGTCCCTGCTGAGGCAGGGCACCGTCATGGTCGAGTCTATCGTGACGAGATCTGCACGAAGACGATCTATGAAGAGATCTATCGTCCTCCTCGGTCACTTGGTAATCCAAGTCCTAGAGGTCAGATTTTTTCTGAGTCTTATGATATCGAAGTTCCATGTAGACGTAAACACTACCACTATCATGAAACTCCAAGGGTACAACCAGTACCTGATACACCTGATACAAATGATTGTCGGGAAGGGACAGCGATTGGTGCGTTACTAGGTGGCGCAGGAGCAGCAGCAATCTCCGAAAACGATGCTTACATCTGGTCCATTCCCCTTGGTATTGTCGGGGGAGCAATGGCAGGTTGCCAAATAGACGGAGGTTAAAATGCCACATCGATTCTCTGAAATTAAACCAGAGCACTGCTATACCAAAGAAGAAGTTGATCAACTTATCAAGGAAGCAGTAGATGAGGCACGACGAATCGACGAAGAGTCCATGCGGAAACATAATAGAGATGCTACAATCATCTCTATGATTCTAGGGTTCACAACCCTAGCATTGTTTCTAGATGGACTCTTTCGCATCTTAGGTATCATCCCACCGTTCATGGGTATCAATGTTGATATTGTAGACCGAATGGAAAATGATATCATAGATAAACTAGACTTGATCAAACAAGTTCCTATCAAACAACTTCTACAACGATGACTGATCTTCAAGTTGGCATCTATTTTATTTGCTTTGCCATAGTAGCAGGTGCATCATTTGCTTTTATGTTTAAGATGATGACCACCACGCTAGAAGAGTTTAACAAACCAGTACAACGAAGGAACGTACACCCTGAGATGTCAGACGTACAGAGTGGAGAAGAGTTGTTAGTATTCAAAGCAAGTCTGGAAGAAGAAGACGATGACGACGAAGGTGATGTAGTCGTAATCCGAAAATGACTTTTAATTCCAAAAAAGTCGCAAAAAAATTTCCGCCAAAAATTTGACCCCTTTAGTTTTTTTATGAGTGACGTTCAGTTTAAGAAGCACCGAGTGTTTCGTGAGACGGAGGGAGTTATCTTCTACGATATCTCTGTAGACGAGTCTAATGCTAGTGACCTTGTAGTACACACAGGTCCTGCACAGTCACCACCAGATGATATGGTAGGTGCAAAACAGTTTTATATTCATCAGTTTCAAGATGATTACAACCGAGTTGTATCAGGAGAACGAACCTTTGAACTGGTGAACTTCGATTGGAAATATCCATACCACATTGTGCATCTAGACGTACACTCTGGTGCACTTATTATTCCTAAGCAAACCTTTCATCGATCAGTATCGGGAGAGAAAGGATCTATTGTAATCAATCAAGCAAAACGATATGAAGGATTCGATCCTTCTGAAGAGTTTATTCCTGTGTCAGCAGCAGAGAAACCAAAACTCTATAAGGTTTTGCTGCATGAAAAACCAGTCATACATAGGTTAGGCGAATGATCACTACTGAAAAACTACTGAAGATCTATAAGATTGTCAAGGTAAAACCTCAACCAATCTATAAACCAGTTCGTAAACATTACAACGCACATTTATTTGGATGACTGAATATGAAAGACGAGCAGAAGACCCCTGTTGGCAACACAAACAAGAGTGCATCGCAATGTTCACCCTCGATTCACACAACACTTCTTACATATATCGAAGAGAAGATGGGACATATTACTGGCAGCATTGTAGAAAGAATGCGGAGGACGACCTCTTCGTAGATGCTGATGAGTTGCAACTCGAACTTCTAGGTAATCCTGTGCTGTCTAAAGAATTTGTTTTAAAGGCAATATATTACTAGTAACCGCCACCATAACCTGATCCAGAAGAACCAGAAGAACCAGAGGAAGAACTACTACCACTGCTACTGCTGCTGGAAGAACTAGAACTAGATGATGAACTGCTGCTGCTAGATGTGCTGCTAGATGTGCTAGTTGTACTGCTAGTTGTGCTAGTTGTAGTCGATGTAGTTGTAGTTGCTGCTGTACTTGAAGTTGCAACTCCGACGCTTCCTGATGTAACAGCAGAACCAGTAGGACCATAGTCGAATGTAGTTGCACTTGTTGCTGCTGCAGTTCTAGACACACTAGCAGTAACATAACCTGCAATATCAATGAACCTCGCTGCAATAGACAGTGGGGTTTTCTTATTATTAACGTTATCGAGTTCTGGATGAGGATCGTATGCAACCTGCTCTGCGATCTCATCGACCATCATGTCTGCAAGACCTGAGGTTGGAATCATAATCTGTCTTTTCAACTCATTCTCAAAGACTTCATGCTCATAGTTTGACACAGGAAATCTAGATTGTTCTGTAGTTAAAGTAGTTCCATCAGGCATAACAGTTCTATAACTTTCTAGAACTTCAATACCTTTCTTTGTAACAACTATATCACCATCTAATGCTTCTTGAGTTTCATAGTGATGAATACCATCTACGTTTGAATATTTTGACCTAACAAACTTTTGTAAGTCATATTCTTTCTTTGGCCACTGCTCATAAAAGTCTGTGATGTTGTTCACCATCAAGATAACCCAGTCTAAATGACCATCACCCAAGAAAACTCTTGCAAGACTCTCAGGTGTGTCACCTTCTCTAATAGAATATGCTTCAAACTGAGTTACATATTGATCAAGGTCTTCTCTTACCTTTACTCTTCTGAAGATATTTTTGACCAAACGATATCTATAGTTCTCATTATCAGAGATACCTTCACCGACATATACGTTTGGGAAAAAAGAAAAATAAGACATTAGTAACCTTGTGCGATAGTGCCCTGATTGAGGACTGAAGTTTCGGTAAACTGCATATCAAGTTGAATAGCAGGGACTGACACTGCAGAACCATCGATTGTTTGGAAAGATGAATACTGCCCATCAGGAGTATAGTTTACTGAGATGTTAGTACAAACTGAAGGATGCATCTTAAAGTGTAGTGCAGAATTGCTATCAGTGATAGTATCTTTTTCGGGATCATATCTAACAAACGTAAGTCTATACTTATCAGGAACCTCATAGAATCTATTAGCAGCAATCTGACCTGCTGTACCAGAAGCTTCAGATGTAAGATCAATACCTTCTGAGTCCTCACCTTCCCCTTGTCTGTTAAACAAACCTAAAAACTCTTTAGCATCTACACCTTTAATCTTTGGTGCTGCACCTTGTTTGAGGTAGGTAATGATATTGAATATTTCTTTTGCTTCATTCATTGAACGAGAAAAGAACTTGAAAGAAAATGAGTGAGTTCTAAAGTTCATTTCTTTAAAGATCTGTTCGGCAAATGGGTTGAACACCCTACCTTGACCAACAGCAAGAAGATCACTTGCACTAGGACCTGATCCTTCACCACCAACAAGTTGATTCAAAGCACTAACTCCATCTGCAATAGTTGATGCTACTGCTTGTGGCATTGCTGCCTTTGCAGCGTCTGAGAGAGTACCTGCTGCACTATCAAATGTAAGATTACCTGCAGCGTTACTACTAATCATAGTGCTTGCCATCACACCTGCAACACCCATATTAACTTTAGCATATGATGCTGAGTATGCAGTTGAGATGTTTTTAGGCATCGCAATGTACACACTAGTAGGATTATTTTGAAGAAGCGTTTCACTTCCTGGCATATTCATACCTTTATAACCGCCACCAGTGTCGTCGTAATTTATTCTTGCTCTTTGAATCCTAAGATAATCAACTGCTTCTGTAGGGAACTCTTCACCACTCGCTGATGATACGGTTGGTCGTAAAGGATATCTAAGTGTTGTAGTTGTCGCCATTCGACCTAAATAAAAGAGTACATATATTATATTTATGAGGTATCAAGGAAAATATCGTCCTAGTTTCCCTCGAAAGTACAAGGGTGATCCTAATAATGTTATTTATAGGTCATCTTGGGAGTATAAGTTTATGAAATGGTGTGACGTCACACCTTCTGTAACTGAATGGGGTAGCGAAGAGATTATCATTCCATACATCTCACCTGTTGATGGTAGAAGACACAGATACTTTCCAGATTTTTATGTGAAGGTGAAGGGTAAGAAGTATCTGGTAGAAGTCAAACCATTTAAACAGACTCTTGAACCAAAGACACAAAAACGACATACTAAACGCTATATAAATGAAGTCGTTACTTACGCTGTGAACCAAGCAAAGTGGAAAGCAGCAACTGAGTTTTGTAAAGACAACTCTTGGGAGTTTATGTTAATTACCGAAAAAGAACTTAAGATCTAATGGCAATCCCAAACAAAGAAAGTGCTAGACCTATTGCTCCTGTTGGAGGTGGAGTAGGTGCGTTCATGGCGACAATGATTAAAGACGAGACAATGCGTCCGTCTACACTCAATAAGTACTCTGTTAACTTTGCATCGCCCCCAATACTTTTGTCAAAGGCAGTTGGTGGTAAATCTGAAGGAGATGCTTTACAACTAGAAACAAAAAATCCTGCAAACTTACTAGACTACTATGCAAAAAGTGTAAGTTTACCTAGCAGACAGATTACTACTGGTCAGTTTCAACCCCCAGGTGCGTCAGTAAGATACGCAACTAACCAAGCATTTAGTCAGATGCAGATGGAGTTTATAGTTCCTGCATCTCAATACACAAGAGCAATTTTTGAAACATGGGTGAATAGAATCAGTAGAGATTCCAATCAGATGGTTGATTTTTATACGCAGTATGTGTCACCCAGAGTAAGAGTATATAAGTGGGAGTCACAGGCAGGGAACAATGTTCTTACTGGTTGTTGGGAGATGAGTAATGTGTTCCCATACAACATTGGATCTATTCAGTTGACTAATGAGCAGAATCAACTCATGACACTGACCATGGGATTCTATTATGAGAGATATAGATTCTTTAACGGATCACAATTCTCAGATCCTGGCACTGGTAGAGAGATTACAATCCCTGGTAGTGTTGGTGACACTGTTGACGATGCTACTGAAAGAAATTCAACCTTAAATACACAAAACACCTATACTGGTGAGACATATACAGTCGCAGGTGTTACATATAGAAGTGACACTGGTCAACCTATCGCATACGACGGATCATATACGGGTCCGAGAACTTAACTAAATAAAAACATGAAGTGAACTACACCTTATGGCATTACCTAAGCTAAACGTACCTAAGTACAAACTGAAACTACCGTCTGACGGTAGGACTGTGAACTATAGACCTTTTCTTGTTAAAGAAGAAAAGTTATTGTTAGTCGCAACTGAAACTGGTGAACAATCGGAAATCATCGATGCTATCAAAGACATTATCAAGAACTGTACGGATCTGGATAGTGTAGATAACTTAGCAACCTTTGATATTGAATATCTTTTCTTACAGATTAGAACTAAGTCTGTTGGTGAAGAAGTTGAAGTGCTTGTCAACTGCCCTGATGATAAGACAACTCAAGTCAAAGCAAAGATTCCTCTTGACCAGATTAAAGTTAAAAAGACTAGAGGGCACAAGACTACTATTCAACTAACTGATGAGTGTGCTGTTGAAATGAACTATCCAAGTCTGGATATGTTTGTGACTATGAACTTTACCGATCAACAAATTACTGTTGATGATGTATTCAAAATGGCAGCAGCATGTGTGAAAACTATTCAAGATCCTAATCAGGTCTACGAATGTAAAGATATTCCTCAAGATGAAATTCTTGCATTCTTTGATGATATGAACAGCGCACAGTTCCAGAAGATTCAAGACTTCTTTGACACTATGCCTAAGTTAACACACACCGTGAAGGTCACTAACCCTAACACTGAAGTGGAGAGTGAAGTAACACTAGAAGGACTGGCAAGTTTTTTCGGGTAGCCCTACTTCATACCAATCTACAATCATACTATGAGGGTAACTTTGCATTGATGCACCACCACAAGTGGAACATCGAACATATAGATAACCTTATGCCATGGGAAAAGGAGATCTACATTGATATGCTCGTCCAACACCTCAAAGCGGAAGAACGTAGAATGAAGGAGAAACAATAGCAGTGGCAAAAATCGTAGCATACAAATTTGTAAATCCAGGAGGAGGATCTGTAAGATCATCTGGAGGACTTGCTGCGAG